ATAGATGCCTGCACTAAAGCCTGTGGATCTACGCCACCTTCTTTGACTGCCTTGCGAGCTACTGAATACTTCTTGAGTGCTCCAACAAAGTCTGTGTCAAATCGCTGTACGCTTGCTACTTGAAATGCTTTCTCAACGTTACCAGCATCACCAATGATGTTATCTAGTGCGTACTTGGAAACATCGTATGCTTTCTTAGCCTTGCCAAGTGCAAGTGTTGGATCTGCAAAGATACGAAAGGCTGCATCGCCAAGACCAGAGATAGCCTTATATGCTGCACCTGAACCTTCCCACTTCTGAGGAAGGATAGCGTTGGCGATAAATCTACCTGGAGAATACTTAGCAGCGTTAGCTGCATCTAGTGCATCTTGAAAGAGTGGATCTTTCTTCTGTGCAGCCTTAGATGCAATTAACTTTTCATCTTCAGTACCAGTTGCAATAATCTGGTCTAGAGTCATACCCTCTGCGACCTTTTGTGCAACAGACATATACTGTGAACCAAAGATACGTGTTGCCTCTGCCATACGTGATGGGCTAAATACCTTATCGCCCTTGTCATTAGCAGTTGTCCACGCCTTACCAATATCAACCTTTTGGTCAATAGCAATTGCTGCTGTGCGGTAGGCACGTGTAGATAAATCTGAAAGTTCCTGAACACCCTTGAATGCCAACTTCACAGGAGCTGCGACTACGTTAAACACTGGCTCAACTGTGTAGTGAAGTGCTGTTCCTAGCCATCCACGCTTTTGCTCAACGTTACCAAAGTTATCTTTCAAAGATTTCTGTTGCTCTGGTGTTAGTTTTGCATACTCTAACTTGGCAACGTCAGATGGAAGAGATGTTAACTTCTGGTGCGAGTCTACAGCCTTGATGTAGCCATTGATCTGCTGCTGTTGTGCTGCGGTTAAACCAGCCTGAGCAGATATAGCTTTAATGTTATTGGAAGTTGATCCCACTACTGACCTCTAGATAAAGCCATCTGATAGAGAACAGAAATTTCTCCAGTTGTATCGTATGGAAGTAATGCTGCAAGTGTGTCTGACAACTTGCCTTCGGCTGGCTTTGGTGGACCAGCAATAGTCATAATGTCTTCGTCTGGGCGTTGCGTTGGAGCAAACATACCAACCAGTGGTTCTGGCTTCTTAGCAACCATATCTGCAACAGGCTCAGGCTTTGCAGATGGCTTAGAAGAAGTTGAAGCACCTGCAATATCTGCAGCCATTTCCTTGCGATCACCGTAGTTTTGTGACGGTGGTAAGTCTTCACGAACGGAGAATTTTCCAGGACCGCCAATTTGTAATGGGCTATCTACCATCGGTATCCTCCTCAATCTTTTCTAAATCGTTTGAAAATTGTTCCCACGCTTTGTTTATCTCTGAGTTGCGGTTAGCATTGTAAATAGCTATCTCCATCAACTCTTCTGTGAATACGTGGAATGCACTAAAAATATTATGTAATAAACCTGAAAGTACTACAAGAAAATCAGCGAAGTGTACTGAGCGTGGAACCTTGATATCTTTTTCATCCACGCCCAGTACCTCCGTTAATTAGAATTTGCTTAGCCCTTCTTTACAGAAGTTCCTCTGCGACCTGCTGGCATCATTGATGGTACCACCTTGCCTGGTCCTGCTGGCTTGGAAGTATCCTTCTTGCCCTCTACAGGCATAGACATTGGTGCTGCTGCACGTGATCCTTTGTTCATTTTACACCTCCCTCGTTTATGCTGCGCCGCTAATTGAAGCTAGCAGGGTTGCTATATCTGGACGTTGTTCTGGACCAGCAGCAGGGGCCGCTCCGCCTTGTTCTGGAGTTGGCTGCGAGGCAGGTACGGGGGCCGCACCTGCTGCTGGAGTTCCTGGTGCGCCTGGCATCATAGGCATTTCTGGCGCTACTGGTTGTTCTTTCGGTGCAAAAGCTTTTTCGATAACTGTTTCTAACTGAAGACCCTTTTGACGGCCTTGGATAACTTGTGCAAGACGGGAGATAATCTCACTAGGGTCTTGACCTTGCGCTGCAAGCGCTGGAATGGCCTGAGCATACTGAGCAACAGCCAAGCGCAAAGAATCGCGCATTTCTTCGATATCAACACGTTGTTCCTCCTGCGTAACATTAAGCTCCATTGGGATCTCACGACGTACATAGTCACGAGATACGAGCTTGTCTGAACGCATTTGTAGTAGAGCGATGATTGCACGGTTTGGATCCATACCAGACATAATGCCGTAACGGACATCTACTCCGTAGTTACCAGCAATCTGCTTTGATGGGATGTACTTCATATTGAATGGAGTACCGTCATCAACGCCCTTGATTTCCTTGGTCATATTGCCAAAGATTTTCTCGTCTACTTCAAAACACATAGATACAAGATCCATAAACAAACGAGCAAACTGTGCTTGTGCTGCCTTGATCTGTGTATCAAAGCCAGCCTGTAGTGCCTGTACGCCACGACCTGTAACGATAGATGCGTCAATGTTTCCTGAACGAGTTTCAGGATAACGAGCACCTGTACGTAGTTCACGTTCTAGAACACCAGATTCTGTAAAGACTCCGTTAGGAAGTTCTAGTGGAACACGACGAATACCTTGTGGGTTAGCAGAACGCATAATCGCATCTGGTCCCAATGCCAACTCTTGCACATCCTGTGGGATAGCAATAGGTGCTTGGATAGATTTTTCTGCTGCTTGAATCTGCAATACTGCAAAGCGAGCACGAGCAAGTTGAACTGATAGAACATCATCAAACTGTCCACGTGCTTCGCCATCAATAGATGAACGCATAGCTACACCTGCTAGGCACTTGCCTACTGGGTTAGGTGTATTAGATAGAACTAAGTTCTTGCGCTCTGGGATAAAGATTAAGTCCTGGTCTTTGTCGTGGTAGCGAATCAAAGATACATACGGTGAGCCAGGTGAATAGACATTCTTTGGCATAATCTGGTCATAGAACTCTGGGTACTGCATCGCAAGTGATTCAGCATCGGTTGCAATTATCTGCGAGATTGAGAGGGTACGACCAAATCTATCAATTTCAGGATAAGTACCAAAAGGATTAAGCAAACGTATTCTCGGATTATTGGTTTCATAGTCCATCTCAACAATCGCTGGGAGCATACCGTAGGTGTTGAACCAGTCAGCGCCTGTGTACATTTGAATTTGAAGATCAGAAGATGAGATGTAGTAGTTAGCAATACGGGTACGAGTATCTGCAGCTTTACGTGCTGAGTCTGAAACCATATTGGTAGCAGCGCAGTTGAAAGATGGTAGAGGTGACATTACCTCTGCTAAGTCACGTGCTGCTACATCTACGAAGTTAGCAACTAAAGGCTTTGGGTATTCTTCTGAAAACATCGCAGGGTATACCTTAGAGATATCACCTTGACGTACAGAGAGCACATCGCGCATTCTCTGGTCACGTGCGGCGTAGCGTGTTTGTAGCCGTGCTACTTTCGCTGCGACCTCTTTAGTTGATAACAAGATTTCTCCTTAGATGAATGTGCGTTCTTTTTCTGCGAGTAGTTCGTCAATGTTAACGACCATTCGCTTGCCCTGTTCGTAACGAGACAGGAAGGGGTTTTTCATATGATGTGTTGCGTGGATACCTTGGTTAAGCATTTCACGGGCGCGGATCTCACAGAACCACAACGCCATTACCATATCGGTCTTACCCTTGGTCGTTGGGGACCAAGTAATTAGTTGCTCAATGAGCGCTTTAATGTTTTCAGTTTGGTCAGAAGGTAAATGAATAAGGTTGTCTCTGTGGTGCTTACCGTCGTGTTGCTTGGTGCCGAACAAAGTTGACATTGATGCAACACCAAAGCCTGAGTCCCACTTGTTGTTTCCAGTATGGTGTTCCCGCAGTAGCACTCCTCTAGAGGCCAAGTTTGCGCGGATTCCCTCATCTTGCGTAAGGAATGATTGGAAAGCATTTTTCTCCACGATCCATTCACTAGGACTATACAGAGAAGTCCAGTCAAAGATTAACTGACGGATTTGAGCAGGCGTTGGCCTAGTAATTTTAATAGCGTCAACGATATAGCGTTTATGAGTAACCCGATCAATAGCGTAACAAATGGCGGCTGTATCACCAACCATAGCGGGATCAAGACCACAAATAAAACTAAAGCCGTTTGTATCGCGTGGATGGCCTGGATGACCAGGAACCAAGCGACCTGCTTTGCGCATACCATCAATAGAACCTCGCACACATACTGGATCGTAGATTGCATCATCTGAGATATCTTGCTGCTGGTACACCAGCGCCCAGGTAGAAGCATCCATAGCTTGACGTTCATTGTAAAGGTTACGGCCATTCCAACGAGGGTATAGGCCGTTCTCATCTAAATCTGATTCTAGCTGCCCATCAAATGGCGCATCGCTAGCAGGCCATAGGGTAACCCACTTATCAGGGTCTTCATCGGTTTCAAGTAATGCTGGCATAGCCAGGTACTTCCAAGGAACCTGACCACCTGGGTAGCGGTCTGGGTTACGCAGTTCACGGTATAGGTCAACTGCTGAAACACGGGTACCAATGATAATCAATTTACCAGTAGGGTTCAGACGAGAACGTACGTCCTGTGTCAGCCATTTGATCTGGCGTTCAAACTCATTGGCGTTCTTGAGAGTTACAGCATCGTCTACAATAATCATATCGGCACGTTTACCGTAGATCTGACCACCGATACCAACGGCTTCGATATTCGGGTCCTTTTCAGAGGACTCACGTAGCTCGTCACCAAAGGTGATACGGGTAGCCTGCCACGAGGCAGACTTAGAGTTAAACCCTACGCCAGCAGCATAAGCATTTTGAAGGTTCTCATACATTGGGTGAGTCAAACGCTGCT